GAATGAAGACCCCCCAGACCATCATCGAGACCATCAAGCGTTCGGCCATCGCCCGCGGCATGACCAAGGCCAACGCCACCATCGGCGTGACGAGCGGGTACTGGACCACCGGGCCCAAGACCGGCGTCAAGCAGGCCGCGGCCAAGCCCCTCGAGGTGTGGTGCCTCGCCAACACCTCGGCCGTGGACCTCGAGCGTGAAGTGGTGCTGCCCACCGGCCTCGACGTGGCCAGCTACCTGATGAAGAACCGCAACCTGTTCGTGGACCACAACTACGACGTGATGAGCGCCGTGGCGGTGTGCCGCGACATGAGCCTGACGCCTCAGGGCTGGCTCTGCAAGGGTGCCTTCCATGATGACATGGCCAACCAGTATGTGCGGGCCTGCATCGCCCTCGCGCGTGCCGGCACCCTGGCCATGAGCGTGGGCTTCGAGGCCATGGAGTGGGGCCCGCCGACGCCCGAGGAGCGAGAGGCGTACCCCGGCGTCGAGAGCGTGGTGCGCAAGGCCAAGGTGCTCGAGGTGAGCTACACCGCCTTGCCTATGAACGTGACCTGCCGCATGGTGGGCAGCAACATCGAGGCGGCCGCCGAGAACGCCGAGAAGGCCCGCAAGGCCCTCATGGACGCCCGCATCAGCGACAGAGTGGTGGGCGACTTCGGCATCCAGCCGAGGCGCGTGATCGTGGTGCGGTGAGCGGCGGGTATACTGAGCTCGTCACCTCCTCTTCTCGCCTGCGGCAGGTAGTACGGCCTGCCGCCGGCTTCAAGTGAATACAGCCTGCCCCGCAGCCAGCGGCAGGACCAAGCCCCGCGTGTGCGGCAGCAGGTCCCCCGAGTGAGCCCGGCCAGAGATGCACCCAACCAATGCGGCACCAGCCGCAGGAAGCATCCATGCCCCTCACTCGCAAGACCCTTATCGACACCCTGACGGCCAACGGCCTCCAGGGCGAAGCGACCCTTGACAGCTGCAAGGCCCATGTGGCGAAGCTCGCCGCCCAGGGCATCGACCTGCAGGACGACGCCGGCAACGCCATCGACGTGGACCAGGTGTGGAACGCCAAGAGCGTTCTGCGCATCGCCGGCGAGGCCGACGCCATCCGCGGCACGGCCAGCCCTCACGCCGCCATCGCCGATGAGGCCGCCGACGCCGGCGTGCCCCAGCGGTTCAGCATCGGCAGCCCGAGCCGCAAGGCCTACCAGGCCAAGATCCGGGCCGGCAAGGCGGCATTCAACGACGCCGACCAGGCCGAGGCCTTCGGCGCCTGGGCTCGCCTCAGCACCATTGGCCACACCGACTACGGCCAGAAGAAGGCCGATATGGAGATCACCCGCAAGGCGCAGGTGGTCTTCAACAACCAACTCGGTGGCGCGCTCGTCCCCATCGAGTTCCTGCCCAACCTCGTCTGGCTGACCGAGCAGTACGGCGTGGCCCGCAAGCTGGCCAACGTCGTGACGATGAGCCGTGACGTGATGACGGTTCCCCGGAAGACGGCCATCGCCTCGATGAGCCCGGTGGCCGAGGTGGGCACGATCAGCGCGACCGACAACAACTACGGCAACGTCACCCTGACGGCCAAGAAGTACGGCGTGCTGTACCAGGTCTCGCGTGAGCTCCTGGCCGACTCGGCGGTGAACATCGCCGATGATCTCGCCCGCAGCATCGCCGAGGCTCAGGCCATCGCCGAGGATCAGGCCTACTTCCTGGGCAACGGCACGGCGACCTACGCCAACCAGATCGGCCTCACTCTGGCCCTTCCCTCGGCGGCCTACCGCACCGCGGCGGCCCTGGCGTGGGGCTCGATGACGGTGGCCAGCTTCACCGACGCCATGGGCGCGGTGGAGAACATCAACCCGGCCCGGCTGGCGTTCGTCTGCAGCCGGCAGTTCTTCGCGCAGGTCATGCTCCGCGTGGACAAGACCGCCAACCAGTTCAAGGAGCTCAGCATGGGCGGCCTTGGCGGTGACGCCACCTTCTTGGGCTACCCCGTCTTCTTCTCCCAGGTGATGCCGACCGCCACGGGCGGCAGCGTCCGCAGCTGCTACTTCGGCGACTTCATCGGCGGCACCATGCTGGGCGACCGCCGCCAGCTCGAGATCCAGACCTCGGACCAGTTCTATTTCAACACCGACGCCCTCGCGGTGCGCGGCACCTCTCGGTTCAACGTCAACATCCACGGCGACGGCCGCGGCTCGACGGTCGGCCCCATCGCGTGCATGATCGGCGCCTGATGACAACTCACCACGGGCTTAGAGCCCGAGAAAGAAGACTCCCATGAGCGAATCCTCCCTCCAGAACGCCGTGTTTTTCCTCGGCTACTCCCCCCAGTCTCGTTCCGATACGGCTGCCTTCGGCACGACGGCTCTCGACCAGCAGAGCACGCTGGTCGCGGGCCGCGGCGGCGTCACGTCGTGGACGGCCATCCTGATCTTCGGCGCGGTCGGCGGCGACCTGGGCGCGCAGCCCAAGCTGCAGCACAGCGATGACAACAGCAGCTGGTCTGACGTGACCGGCGGCGTCACCACCGCGTCTCTCGTCGCGGCCACCAACGCCAACACGATCCGCACCTTCAACGTCCGCACGGGCGGCACGCTGAAGCGCTACCTGCGCCTCGAGCTGGACTACAGCGCGTCGGCCACCTTGTCGGCCGTGCTGTGGATCGGCGAGGGCCCTGGCTACGGCATCAACGGTGCGACCGAGATCGCCCGCGCCGTGGCGGCTGGTGCTCTCGACCGCGCCACCGTCAGCGTCTAATCCTCAAGCACCCCTCACCCTCGGCCGCCGGCGACAGCTGGCGGCTGGGTTTCAAGGAGACCACCATGGCGGCACCAGTTACATCGGCGGCGACGTTCAACGGAACCGGCAGCGGCTTGACGTACGCCACCCAGCTCAGTGGCGAGTGGGTCCAGGTTCACGACAACATGAGCAATACGGCCATCGCGGCCGGTGTTCTCACGAACCCAGGTTCCTACAGCTCGGCCGACGTTCATCCCTTGATCATCAACATGGGAACCAAGATCCGATTCATGATCAAGTACGATGACGCAGTCACGACCATCAGCACATCGCCGGCGGTTCGGGTCTATGGGGCGAATCAGGTTCCCAACGCCAGCGGAGCCTATCCGTCTGGCACGATCTTCTGGAGGCTGGACGCGGCTACGTTCACTGCGGCGAGCACGGCCTTCACCATGGCAGCGGCATCGACCGAGCAGCAGGACGGCACCTTCGCATACTCGACGCCTTACAGCAACGACGGTTACAACCTGCTCGGCGCCAAGAGCGTGATGATTCTGCACGGAACAGCGGCAAGCATCAGCGGAGGAGCCAACACGACAACGGCCCTTCTCGCCCAAGTGCTCAACGTCTAAGGAGCGGAATGGGAACGCGAGTAACAAGTGCGGCCACGTTCCAAGCCACCGACGATGATTTCGCCATGGCATCCGGCATCAATGGCGAATGGGTGACGGTTATCAGCGACACGACCGCAGGAGCGGTCGCCGCCGGCGTCCTGATCAATCCGCGCTCCTATGCATCAGATCCGGTGGCCGGCAACCATTCACCGTTGATCATCACGATGGGGAATCGTGTTCGATTCATCGGACGGTACAATGCAACCGCGCTGTGGACTGTGTGGACATCGCCAGCCTTGCGCGTGTTCGGCGCCAACAGCGTCCCCAGCTCTACTGGGGCCTATCCGGCCGGCACGATCTTCTGGAGGCTTGACGCGGCGACATACACCGCGGCATCTACGACTCTGACTCTTGGCTACCCGAACGATCAAAGCGATGGAGACAGTTACTCGAGCACGCCGATCAACAACAGCGGGTATCTTCTGCGTGGAGCCAAGAGCGTGCTGGTGCTGACCGCCACGGCAGCGACCAACGACAACGGTGACAAGGTATCAGTGTGGGCCCAGGTATTCTGACATGGCAAGCCTCATCAGCATCTCGGAATACAAGGTCTGGGCGAACATCACCGGCACCGCACAGGACGCCCTGCTCACCGTGCTGGTCGATGCGGTCTCGATGGAGGTTCGGCGCATGTGCGACCGCGACCTCACCAACGGCTTCGAGAGCGTGAGCAGGACCGAGCGGTACGACGGCACGGGCGAGCAGACCATCCAGCTGGTCGAGTGGCCCGTCACGAGCATCACCAGCGTCAAGGTCTACACCGCCGGCGGCAGCTACGACACGCTCGACGCCGACACCTACCGCGTGAACGGCGACAGCGGCCTGCTGAGCCGCATCGACCCGGTGCTGGCGAGGTTCCCCACCGACGCCTTCGGCACCATCGAGAGCACCTTCTCGGTGCAGCCCTGGTTCCCGGCCGGCTTCGACAACATCGAGGTGGTCTATACCGGCGGGTATGCCACCATTCCGGCCGACCTGAAGATGGCATGCTACCGGCTCACCGACCTGGCCTACGCCGCCCGCGGCCGCAACTTCGGCCTGCAGAGCGAGAGCCTCGGCGGGTACAGCTACACCAACATGGACCCCGAGAAGACCAAGAGCATCAAGGCCGAGCTCATCCAGGCGTACAACACCGGGAGCGCGTGACCCATGGCCAACACCCCGTACCACCTGCTGACCAGCTCCATGGAGATCTACACAGCGACCTGGGCGGCCGGCGTCGATGGCGTGCCGGTCGGCACCTTCCCCGCCACGGCCTCGGCCACGGTGGCATGCATGGTGCAGCCCGGCTCGGCCTCGGATGCCCTGGTCTACGGCCGCGACACCACCACCAAGATGTTCGATGTGTACTGCGCCCCGGTGACCACCGCCGGCGCGAGCTGGACGGTGACGCCGAAGGACAAGGTGATCATCTCGGGCGTGCAGTACCGGGTGGCCGGCCAGCCGCGGAACCTGGTCAACTTTGGCACGGTCTACGTGATCACCCTCGAGAGGGATCAGGACTGATGAGAGCAGACTTCACCATGAAGGTGGCCGGCGCCGACCTGCAGGTGGTGCTGATGGCTGCATCCACCACCGGCGTGGGGCGTGCCGGCGACGTGCTGGTGCGGTACATCAAAGACAGTTTCGTGAAGACCTCCTGGCACAACCCGTCTCCACCAGGTGGGCCTCCTGGCACCGTCACCAACCGGCTGCGGAACAGCATCCAGAAGACGCCGCCGGCCAACGGCATGACCATCGTCGGCACCAACGAGCGGTACGCCAAGAAGCAGGAATACGGCGGGCTCATCAAGGCCAAGAACAAGAAGTACCTGACCATCCCGGTGAACGCCGAAGCTGCCCAGATGCGGGCAAACACCAAGGACCTGCGGACGCAGAACCTCACTTTCCGCAAGGGCCCGCACCGCGGCGTGGCGTTCCTGTGGCGAACCGTCAAGGGCAAGAACGCCAGGAGCCAGCTGATGTTCGTGCTCAAGCCCACCGTGCGGCTGCCTGCTCGCCCGTTCCTCAGGCCGGCCACGACCAACCAAGACTCGAGGGCCCGCATGGCCAAGGCCTTTGCAGCCGGCTTCAACTTCGAGATCCGAAAGGCCTTCAAGGCCGCAGCCGCGGCAGGAGCTCCGGCAGCATGATCCTCACGACCATCTACCAGGCCATCTTCGACAGGATCAAGGCCGACACGGGCGCCGGCGGGCTCTACAACGGCAACGCCTGGAACGTCATTAGCGGCGCCTACAGCATCTTCGGAACGCCGGCGGCCATCACCTTCCCCTACCTGCTGGTGAGCGTGCGGATGGACCAGGACCACAGCATGACGGCCGACGAGTTCAACTGCACCGCCACCTTCCAGATCTTCGACCAGGTGCAGGATGCGGTGGCCGGCAACTTCGCCGGCCGCATCAGCGGCGTCATGGACCGCCTGCATGGCAACGCCATCCTGCAGGCCGGCCGGATCCCCACCTACGGCTTCCATCGCCACCTGCTGGTGTTGGGCACGAACGGGTACACTGCCAAGGCCAGCAACTGCCTGGTGCGTACCTATGACTCCACCATGATCGACGAGCACATGATGC